TCAATACGGTACAGCCTAATCAGTTTAGGCATGGGAAATACGGGGCTTTCATAGCCCCGTTTTCTTTATTGGATTAAATATTATTATAAGGATATGAAGATATGGAATTTCACAACCACAATCTCAAAGATTTAGTCACCAGCCTAGAAGCAGAAGTGGCCAAGAGTCTAGCAGAAGTGCGACATGCACAGGATGATCTAGACAAAGTAGAAAATAGGCAGAAATTTATTCTGGCTCTATTACATTACATCAAAACACAGGTATAAAGATATGAACTTAAAGAATTTAGCAAAGAAACCCGAACTGATCAAATTGACTATTGACAATGAAGACATTGTCAAAGAATTTGGTGAACCTCTTGACTTTTATTGTTACGATCGTCATCCTATGGATGTGTTTTTAAAAGTAGCAACCAAAGATCGTGATGATCATGTGGCCATGATGGAATTATTAAAAACATTAATTCTTGATGAAGCTGGTCAACCTATTATCACTGATGAAGAAATTTTACCTCCCGCAGTTATGATGTCGGTGTTTACAAAATTAGTTGAATTTCTGGGAAAGTAACCAACGGTAATTATGCTCATACCAGTCCAGAAGTTTATGTGGCAGTTACATTGGATGCGATTGGTCAGCAATATGGCTTACTACCTTCAGAGGTTCTTAGGAGAGGATCAACATTTGATTTAGAAGTGTTTGATATCGCCAGAAGTTATGAGCGTATGAAAAGCCAAGGTGCAAATGGGCAATTACCAACAGTTAGTCAGGCAGATATGGAAACTATATTACAAAAGGTTAAAGCATAATGGAATTTACACTGAAAATTGATCAATCTAAGATGACTGCTAAGATTAATAATCTTAAAAAGGTTGTGGATCAGTGTATGCCAGAAATCTATGATTATTTTGAACGAACAACTCCTATTGCCACAGGTAATGCAAGAAGCAAGACCTATAGACAAGGTAAAACAATTTATGCTGAATATCCTTATGCACAAGTATTGGATGCAGGTAGAGGATATCGTGATGGTCAAATGAGAGGTAGTGAACAGGCTCCAAATGGTATGGTTAAACCTACAGTGGAATTTGCCAAAGACCTAATTACCACTCGAATGAAAATTGAAGGGAAAAAATAATGGCAGCAGATCTAAGTTTTACCATAGGATTTGATGATAGTCAACTGACAGCTGGTCTGACCAAGGCTGATGCAAAACTTAAGGAATTTGGTGCTAATGCTACCAAAACCTTTAAGGATCTCAGCGATACTATCAAGAACATGCAGGCTAGTTTTGATAGTCTTAACAACAATATCAAACAGTCAGGCGAAGAACTTGACAAGTTAAATGGCAAAAAATCTGGAGTAAGCGATTTAGAAAATGCCTTTGGTAGTTTGAAAACTACTTTATTGGCAGTGTTTAGTGCTGGATTTGCTAAATCAGCCATTGATTTTGCCGCCAGCATTGAACTAACTGCTCGTGCTGTAGGATTTACAGTTCCTGAATTTGAAAAATTATCTACTGCTGTGATTAGAGCAGGCGGAACCAGTCGTGCGGCCGCTGTTGGTATTGAAATGTTTTATCAAAAGTTAGACCAAGCACGCCAAGGTGGTCTACAACAACAGGTTGCATTTGAACGATTGGGCATTACCTTATCAGATTTAAAGAATTTAACTGATAAAGAATTATTTGAAAGAACTGTTACTGAATTAGCAGGTATGACAGATAATGCGGCACGCAGTCGTATTGAAGTTGAATTATTAAGTCGTGCCTTTAGAGGTATTCCTTTAAAAGATATTGCAGATGGTCTAAATGGATATGGTGCAGGCCTAAAAAGTGTTATTGAAGATCAAGATGCCTTAATTGGGGCCACCTATGCAGGTAATGAAGCATTTAAAAAACTTACACTGCTACAACGGGAAGTAAAATTAGCATTCTTAGAAGCAGTAGAACCAGCATTGGCCGCTTTTGGCAAATTTCAAATTACAGTTGATGAATTGGCTTCTGGATTTAGATTGTTGATCAGTGTACTGGCCGCTGTTATTGCTGTAGGATTTACTGGATGGGTTATTGGCGTTGTTGCTAGTTTTGGTAAATTAATAACCTTGATTTATGATACCGTAGCAGCTTTAAGAGCATTAAGTGTTGCAGAAGCATTGGCCATGAATGCCACAGGTATTGGCGCATTATTAAATGTCATTGCCAAGGCTGTGGTAGGATTAGCTGCTTTCTTTGGTATTCAATATGCTATCAATGATGTATTAAAAGATAATACACAAGAAAATCGCGATGCCGCTAGAGCACAAGAAGAAACTACCAAAAAGACCATGGAGGCCACACGAAGCAATCAAGAGGTCTATACCAGTTATGCTCGTTTAAATGCCGCTATTCGTGAAAACACACTGAATTTTATTGAGAACCAAAAAAGAATAATTGATAAAATTGGTGCTCAAGATGCCAGCATTGGCAAAACAGAAGCAGAACGCAAGGCCATTGAAGCATCTACTAAGATACAAGATGACTATGCCAAAAAGATTGAAGAAGTCACTGCCAAATTAAAAGCCGCTCGTGCCGCTCGACCTGAAAGTGAAGAAAGCAGAACAGCCGGCACATTGGCCGCACAGATTCCTATCCTAGAAAAGGCCAGAGATCTACAGGTAGCCCGTGCCGCTGCCAGTGCAAGACAATTGGCTCTAGATCAAGAAGATGCCGCAGATAGCCTACGCTTACAAGGCCAACAATCTAAACTACAAGAAAATCTAATAGCTTTGCGTGAAAAATATGCCGCAGCCAAAATGGGTCCATTAGAATCAGAAAATGCTAAGATTGCGGCCAGTTGGGACAAGATAGCGGAAGCAGAAATTCGTGCTGCCAGAGAAAAAGAAAAGGTTGAAAAATTAGGTTTCAATCAAGCAGGCGTTGATAGAGAACAACAGATACGAGATAATGCACAGGCCAAGGGTCGTGAACAGATTGCAGAAAATACCAAATTGTACAAACAACAACAAGACGATTTTGTTGGTGGTTGGACAGGAGCATTTGATCGTTATATTGAAAATGCTTCAAATGCCAATAAACGCGGTGCTGCCTTGTTTGATTCATTTGTAAGCACAATGGATTCAGCCATTGATAGTTTTGTTAAAAATGGCAAAATGTCATTTGCTGATTTAATCACAAGTCTAATACAAGATCTTGAAAAGTATTTGTTAAAATTGGCCTTGGTTGAAATGTTTAAGACCAGTGGACTTGGCACTATATTTGGTGGTGCCAGTGCTGCCGCTAGTGGTGGATTCTTAAGTGGTATATTCAGTGGATTTGCAGATCTATTTCACGCTAATGGTGGTAGTATTCCGGCAGGTGGGTTTGGTATTGTGGGCGAAGCAGGTCCTGAAATAGTTTCTGGTCCAGCCAATGTGACCAGTGCCAAAGATACTGCCGCAATGTTAGGTGGCGGTGGTGACACGCATAATCATTTTTATAACATACAGGCAGTGGATGCCAAATCAGTAGCACAACTATTTGCAGAAAATCGTCAGACCATGTTTGGCCTAGTTGAACAAGCCCGTCGTGAACTGCCAATGAGAGCAAGATAAGGAACTATTATGGGTATACAAACAATTATTGATCTGGCAGAAACTATTGAGTTTAATCGTCGTAAAATTTTAGGCATTCAATATAGCCGTAGTGAGATTCCCCGTGTTAGTGAAACTCCTACACGCAATGCTTGGAAATTAAATGTCACAGTGCCTGCCATGTCAGATTATAAAACAGTTCGTGGTCTTATTGAATCTATTGATTATCTAGATCGTCGATATCCTGAAACTATTAGTTTTAGTAATAATCCTAATTTGAGTTACATGTTGGCCTATCAAGGTGATGCTAATCTCACAGCATTAAGTGCTGCCACTGTTCAAAGTTGGACAGGCACCACTTTGGTATTAGGTAATCTACCTTCAATCTCAAATTCAGCCTATTTGTTCAAACAAGGTGATTTTATTCAGGTCAATGGTCTTCCATATCCAACCACTGTAACACAAGATGTCTATAGAGGATCAAGTAGCACAGTCACACTAACCACACACCGTCCTAATTTTATGGGCACTGCCACTAACAATCAAACTATAGTAGTAGGAAATGCAGTTGAATTCAAAGTATTTTGTAATAACATGCCTACTTACAAATTTAATCCTGGGGGATCCACAGCACTAATTACATGGAGTGGAGCGTTTCAATTATATGAATGGACAGGAGATGTTTAATGACTACATTTACACCGGCAATTAATTCTGCTTTAAATTCTACTAATATTCGTGATGCTGAATTTATTAGATTAAGCATTACTGATCCATTGAGTTCTACTGCCACTGTTTATTGTGTTAGCACCAGTTTTCAAAATGAAGTAGTTACAGATCAAAATGGTGTAAGTTCAATCTCAAGTGGCACCTATACTGGTCTTGGTGGATTATTGGCTATCAGTGGACATCAGCGTGATCTATCAGCTACCAGTTATGATACACAGATTTCATTAGTAGGTATTGATCCTAATAAAATACGCCTAGTTCTTGAGATAGGTTATAATCCTGCCACAGGCACATATCATGCTGGTATCAAAGGTGCCAAGATACAGATGTGGCGTGGATTTTATGATGAAAATTATCATCTAATTGACACACCACAACTGAGATATACAGGTATTGTAACCAGTTATACCATACAAGAAGATCGTATGGATGATTATGATACCTTTACTCTAAGTCTAAATTGTAGTTCATTTAAAACAATTTTAGAAAATAGAAAAAATGCTCGTCATACCAATGGAGCCAGTTGGAATAAAAACATTCCTCCACAATATGATAGCAATGGTGTGCCACAGAATCCCCTTTGGGATACAGGTATGGATCGTGTGCAGGCTATTCATGATACTACATTTAATTTTGGTATGAAGTTATGATAAGATTGGCCACGAAGGCAGATACGGATACTATAATCAAACTAATGTTTGAATGCCGTCAAGAAAGCCTAATTAAAAAATTAAGACAGTCAGGTGATGAAACTGCTAGATTGATATTAGATCGTATTTTTAATCTCAATTGGGGATTTGTTTTATTAGATGAACGAGAAAATGAAGTTATAGGTATGTTGGTAGCATTAAAAAGCCCCAACATGTGGGATTTTAAAGTCAGTGGACTTAATGTGTTTATTTGGTTTGTGAAACCTGAACATCGCAATGGCACCAGTGCAGGTAGATTATTCAAATCATATCAGGATGCAGCCAGATTGATGTTAGAGTCTGGTGAAATAGATTATTATCTAATTACCAAACGGGACTGCGGACCTGATTTAGATTATGCTCGTTATGGCTACGAGAAACAAGAGGAGACATGGATATGCCAGAAACAATAATTTTGCCATTATTTTTTACAGGTGCTGAAATTGCCGCAGGTGGATTTGCCGTGGCTGCAACAACCTTTGCTATTCGTTTGGTTACTACCTATGCCATAACTCAACTGTTATTAAAAAATCAAGGTGGAGGGCAAGTTACTCCACAAGGCACTGAAATACAGTTGAATCCTAATACGGATAATACCCTACCCGTGGTCTATGGAATTCGTTATGCCAAACCCATTATCACAGATGCTATTATTTCAACGGATCAACAGACCATGTGGTATGTGTTGTCATTCAGTGAAAAAACATCAGGTGATGTTAATTTTGGTAATGTCTATTATGATGGCAAATTGTTGATATTTGATCCTGCCAATCCCAATACTATAACAGGTTGGTATACACAGCCCAAGAAACATTCAAAGGTTGGCGGACAATACAATACCAAACCTGCTGGCAAATTGGAAATGTATTTTTACAAAAATGGGTCATTGGTCACAGGCACTACACACTATGCCTATGATATGATTGATAATGGTGGTGGTAATTTTGACATTGGCACACAACATGTGGTTACCACTGACACTGATGCTATCACCATTTTACAAGATAGTGCTATTCCAGATGCTACCAAATGGACCACAGCAACTACCATGCACAATACAGTGTTTGCCATTATGAAATTGACCTATGATCAGGCTGCGGCTATCTATGGTCTAGGTGGTGTTGATGCTGAAATTCTCAATACCTTGTCAAGTCCAGGACAGGTGTTACAAGATTATTTCACCAATACCAATTATGGTTGTGGTATTCCTCTTGAAAATATCAATACTGCATCGTTGGCTCTATTAGATACCTATAGTAATCAACCTTTAAGCATCTATGACACAGATGGAAATCCTGTAACCACTGCCACTACCTATAGTATTAATGGTATTCTTGACACAACCAATGATTGTTTGACCAACCTTAATAATCTTAGCGATGCTTGTGATAGTTGGATCCAATGGGATGAACGCCTAGGTCAATGGGGTGTTATCATGAACATCAGTCTTGAACAAGCTGGTGGATCTACAGCAACCATGCATGTTATAACCAGTGATCATATTATTGGTGGTATTAATCTAACTCCAACTGATCTAAAGACCAGTGCCAATAAAATCAGTGTTGCATTCCCTAATGCTGATATTATCAATCAGACTGACTATAGATATTATTTCCTAAAACAAGATCGTCCTGATCTAATAAGTCCTAATGAACCTGACAATAATATTGACATTAATATGCCATTTGTCACAGATTCAATCCAGGCTACTTATTTGGGATATAGAAAATTGTTTATGAGTCGAGAAGATATCATTATAACTTTTTCTATGGATTATAGTGGTATTGGTATCAATGCAGGTGATATTGTGGCTATCAATCATGAATGGTATGGTTGGACTCCAGGGCAATACAACAATGGCTATTATCCAGGTAAACCATTCCGTGTTACACAGGTCAAAGAAGCCAAAGATTCAGGTGGATTTCTTGGTGTGCAATTGACCTGCACAGCCTATAATGATTCAATCTATACCACAATGAATCCGCATTATTATACACCAGATACATTTGGTATGGCCATTGATGCGGCTAATGTTACACAACCTGGAGAGCCATTTACGCCAGCCAGCGCCACAACACCAACACCACAATATCCCACAAGTTCAGTGCCTTTGTTTGTGATCAGCAGTGAAACACCTGCCAATGGTATTATTACAGAAATGGAAGTATGGTATGGCACCAATGGTTCACCAGGCACAGATTCTAGTTGGGTCTTATTACAAAGAACCACAGGTAATGGTAATACTATTCCTAATTCACCCTCAGGTTCACCAAATTATGTAAACTTTGCCATCACAGGTTTATCAGCAGGCAATTATTATTTTGCCACACGCTGTATGGGTCTAAATGGTTACAGTCAATTTTCGCCAGTCAGTAGTCCAGTCTTTTCATGGGCACCTGCAACACAGGCAGGAACAGCCGTTGATAGTACTAATGCAAATAATGTGCAAATGAACGCTGGTTCAGGCGAATATTACCTCACTCATGCGCCAAATGCCACTGGATATTCGGCACAATATGCAAATAGTAACCTGAAATTTAATGCCACTAGCAATACCCTTGTTAGTCCTAATATCAGTCTAAGTTCTACTGCCTTATTACAACCTTTGGCATCAGCACCAAGTAGTCCCACAGCGGGAACCTTGGCCATGGCACATGGATCATGGGGTGGGGCAACTACATCAACAGATTACTTGACTTACTATAATGGCTCTGTATGGCGTCCTATAGTTTAAGGTTGTTTTAACTGGTTAAAATTGCCATTAGGTTAAATAACTTAAACGGCAATCTACTTGGCAATGCCTTAGCATTGTCATTTTAAACTTTAGGAGAAAGATATGGCTGGAGGCGGAGTTCTTACGCTGGCTAATTGGCTAGGCGGTCCCGACAATGTGCAGGTAGAAAGCACATTCCCAAGTAGTGAAAAAACCTACATGTATAATTTCGCTCAAAGCGTCCAAGGTTGGAACTTTGAGTTGCAGGCACAGACTGTGGTCGTTGATGCCATTGCATATGATCGTATTACTGGTCAACCCAATTTTGCCAATAGCGCAGTAATTGGTTATTTTACTCCAACAACTGTAACCACAAGCAGTTACATACAGATAATGAATACCTACACAGGTATTGTGAATGTAACACATCCTGCCAATTTATATACTGGCCCTATTCTTCCTGATGCTCGTGCTAATATTCCTCTACAGGTTATGAGCCTAACTTGGAGTGATGCATCTACACCAAAACAGGTAAACAGTCATCGTATTGCCAAGATTTTAGCCTGGGAACCTGGAGTTACACCTGGTGATCCTACACAGGCATCAGTGACCACAACCATCACTGGTTGGACTCCATTCAATGGATCTGCTACAACCGTATATGTTGCTGACAGCGTGGGTATTGTGGTTGGATCTACTTTCAGTATTAATACAACTACCTATACCGTAAGTTCAATATCAACATCAAGACAAATTTCTCCAACTCCTGGAGTTCATTTAACTGATTTAACTGCTGGCTTAGGCGTTACATTTTTTAACAACAACGGATATCAAAGTCTAATCTAAGATGGCCTATAATATTAATGTCATTGCCAATTATTCAACAGTAACTTCAACCAGCACCACACAGCAGGTTGTGGTAAATGCGCCAGCCACTGCCGCATTTACAATTACTCAGACCAAACAAAACTTTACCATTACCAATTATGTAAACACCTTGAGTGTTTATATGAATGCTGTGGAGTTAAAGGTTGATGACTTTGACAATTATTATAAAGGTGATTGGATCAGCAACAATCCCTATATGCGTGGTGACATTGTCAACTATGCCTATAGTCTATATGTTTGCAACACAGGCACATTTACTGTTCATATCAGTACTGTTCCGCCAGTCAATGATCTAGGCACCGGCACACAAGACAGTGTAGGTAATGGCGCTAATTTTGATGGCAGTTGGCGTCGTGTGGTTTGGAATGAAGCACCAAGAGATCATCTAACTGTTACTAATTTGTTAACTGCCGGATCATTATTGGTCAATGGCACAACACATTTGGTAGGCAATGTCATAATGGATACTCCATTAGACCATTTGACAGTAACCAATCAGATCAGTGCAGGTAGCATAGTTGTTGGTGGATTAACAGGTAATGGACTTGTAATCAATACTACATCTACATTTAACGGAACTGCAACATTTAATGGACCTGCTGTGTTCCGTAATGATGTAGATATGAGTCAAGCAGATCTATATCTAAAGAATCTGCACCTAACTGGTTATATTGTAAACACTACAACCAATGGCACATTTTTAATCTATACTACTAGCACAGTTGGCAATATACCTAGTAAGATTGAATTAAATCAAGGTGAATTAACTAGATTTGGTCTATATAATGGTAATTTTGGTCTAAGTAATAATCAATCTTTTCCCTGGGAATTAGGTAATGATAATCAAAGTAGTATTCAAGTTGCCAATGATTTAAAAATACAATCAAATACATTTGAAATAGAATCTAATGCACATGCAGTAGACACAAGTAATAATCCTATCAGTGATTATGCTATGTCTATATCTTATAATGGTGCAGATCTAAGTCTATTAAATTATTTTTCAAATGCCGCTCCTACTACAGATCCTGCCATAAACATTATCAATACCAATCCTAATGGTGGTCTATTAGAAAATGGTGGAAATGCATTAGAAACAGGACCGTATCAGCGAGCATATAGTGCTGAAGGTACAAATTATCTAACATTTAATCGTGATAATACAGATGAAGCACATGGCGGTATAAAATTAGGTTCTTATACTAAAATTGAAAGTAAGATTTGGGATAGATTCCAAACTAATAATCCTACCAATAGTATAAACTATTACAGTAGTGATGTGGGGTCTTACTATGTAGGTAGACTTGCATATTGGAATCCAGGTAATGAATTTCAACCAATACCTTGGAATCAACAGGTGGTTGTTGGGCCAAACAATGGAATACAGATAACAGCCGATTATTTTTATAATGTTGGAGGAACTGTGGCTTATGGGCCAACTGTTGGTGGTGTTGGAGGCATTACACTTAATAGTCCCAGTATTAGGATTCAAGCTCCGCACGGAGTTCGTCCAAAAGATGTTTATGGAAAAGAAAGTGCTGCCGAAAATTATGGCGTATTCATTGAATCAACAGTAACAAATGTAACAGGTGAATTAATTCTTGGTGGTCCATTAAAATTCCCAGATGGAACTATTCAAACAACAGCATCAACTTCAACAGGCAATGGTGGCACAGCATTTGATTTTGGTTTATTCACTGCGCCAGCAACATTTACATTGGACATGGGGCATTTTGTATGAGTTCAACAGTAACTTTTACTACCAGCTTCAATGCACAATGGGTAACTACAACAACCAATTGGTTGACCACCAATACCAATTATTGGATTGGTGATGCATTAAGAGTAAATGGAGTTCAACCATTCTATAGTTTAGATTTTGGTGGAATATTAAATCAACCTGGTATCAATGTAGATATGGGAAACATATAAGGATAAGAAAATGGCATTACAATTTAGACGCGGTGTAGACGCAGATAGAACAACAATAACACCTGCACAAGGTGAACCACTATGGACCACAGATACTAACATTCTCTATGTTGGTGATGGCATTACCACTGGAGGTATTGCTGTAGGTCCAGGAACTGGTAATGCATTTACTGGCACAGTGGCAAATCTAACTGTTACCAATCAATTGACCATAGGTTCAACCAGCACAGGTTCAACCAATGCCATTAGTTTTACAGTCAATGAACAATACAATCACCTAATATTCACTGGTGGTGGATTTACAATCAATGGTATTGATAACACTGGTAATCCATATGATGCTGCCAGTCAGGTTGTTACTAATTTTATTCAATCTCATCAGATGGCAGATGGCCTTGTGGTCAATGATCGATTAACTGTTGCCAGCACTGCCACAGTTAAAGATATTTTCCCTGCAGATGACATTACCTATAACATTGGTAGTCCAAGCAAGCGTTTCCATAGCCTATATGTCAGTAGTTCAACTGTTTATCTAGGCGATAACGCTCTAAGCATTGATGCTAATAGTAATTTAACTGTTAATGGTCAAACCGCTACAGGTGACATTCGTTTCCAAGGCACATGGATTAGAAATAAAGACACAGGCGATATCTACATCAGTCCACAAGATGGAACCACTGGTTTAGAATTACCTAGCGACACTAACTCAGGTGCTCAAGCCGTAAATCTATTCAATACCAGCGGTGGCACAGTCACTGTCAACAGCAATGGTCATGTATGGACATTTACCAATGATGCATATTTGCAATCACCAGATGGTAGCCGTTTTGGTAACAGTTCATGGACGGCGGTTGCAGATGGTGTTGTCTACATGCAAGATAGCACAGGCAGTCAAGCCGTTGTAGTAACTACTTCAGATGTTGAAGTCTATGCTGGCCCATATGAATGGATCTTTGCCAATACTGGCACATTTATATTGCCTAATGCCGCTGCCATTGCCAATACATCAACCAAGTTCTTAGATTTCTTGGCCAATGAAATTCAAATGAACGCAGATGGTCAAAGCATTTACACATTACGTCTAACACCTGGCAACAGTCAGATCAATACTGGACAGATGCAGTTCTTTGATGAAGGTGCCAATACTCAAATCATGGATGTGCAAAATGCAGGTGTTAGTGTATTTGCTCCATTTTCAGCAGGTAATGGTGCCAAGTTAAACAACATTACATATCCAACCACAGATGGTGCGGCTGGTGATGTTATTGCCACAGACGGTGCAGGCAATCTATCATTTGTTGCTCCAGTTGCTGGTCCTCAGGGCCCACAGGGTCCACAAGGCGATGTTGGCCCACAAGGTCCTCAAGGCCCAACTGGTAACACAGGCCCACAGGGACCACAAGGCAACACAGGCCCACAGGGACCACAAGGCAACACCGGTCCAACTGGCCCATCAGGCCCATCAGGTCCCGTGTTTACTGGCAACATCTCAACACAGACCAATGGCCTATATATTCGTGGAACTGGTCCTGCCAACACATCAACTATCTATGTTGACTATGCTCGTGGCACAGTAGGCACACCTACAGCAGTTCAAGCCAATGATGTTATCGCTGATCACCGCATTGGTGGTTATGATGGCACTGCTTGGACATTGGATAGTAATCAACCAGTTGGTCAGATCAAATTTAGTGCTAGCGAAAACTTTGTTCATTCTGGTAGCACCACAACCAATGCGGGAACCGTTGTTCAAATCCGTAATCAACCACAGGCAACCTATTTGGCACCAACTACACAGGCCAATGTGTTATGGACACAGTGGGTAGCACCAAGTTCAGCACCTCCTGTAATGAGAACATTTTTTGGCCAAGGCGCTGATGCTTTTATTAATCCAGTAGTCAATGGCACAACCTATGCAGGTCTTGCTCGTAACGAATTCTTTTTTACTAACCCAATTGTCTATTTTGAAGGCGTTAGTTCAAGTGACACAGGCAGTGACAACATTAGTTTAACAGGCACCAACATCATCAACTTTGTTGGTAACCGTCGTAGTGGTGCTGGTGGTCGTAAAAATAACTTATTGGCCGGTGATGAAATTTATCGCTTAAACTTCAACAGTCAATCTACCACAGGTGGTGGTAATGGATCCAATGGATCTACTTCAGCCCGTATCAGTGCTGTATCATTGGATACTGCCACTGGTTCAGTATATGGTGGTCGTGTTCTAGTTCAAACTGTCAACACAGGCACTAATTCACTAACCACCCGATTGAGTCTAGATGACAAGGTCAATCAATATGGCTCAGACGATCACAAGTTTACAGACAAGACTGGTGCTTTTACAGCCCTAAACATGACTACCTCAACTGCGGTATTCACAGCCATACCAGTGGCTCCTTCATATACTGCGGCACAGGCTAGAGCCATAACTGGTCAGATTGGAGCACATATTGCTATCAGTGATGCCTCGGGTGGAACATTGAATAATGGTGCTTTTGCCTACTGGGATACCAGCAATAGTCGCTGGTCATATTTTAGTAATAACAGTGCAGTCTAATAGGAGAACATAAATGACATTAGATCAATTAAAACAAAGAATAGCCGCAATTAATGCCCAAACGGGCACTAATGCCAACTTTCGATTGGTAAAAAAGATGTGTGAAGTGCAGGAATATAACCGCCAGAATCCCAATAACAAGGTCACGCTGGCTGAGGTTGAATAACATGTCAGTAGAAACAGATTTATCAAAACATGAGGC